GGGAAGACACGCGCACCTATTCAGGGCCTCGACATTGATCGGGGCCTTCTTGTTTTCGGCCCCGCCACACCCTTCGCTCTGAGCTGGGAGTGCCGCCGGGGCTGATCTATTCCGCAGGTCATGGCCTGTCATATCCATAACTCCCTGACGGGGAGGAACCGAGATGTCCAACATGCCAGACAAACCAGACACATGGGCGATAGCGCTTGCGTGGTTGAGCCAGCATTCGCCAATCCTCTATGCGGCTGCGCTGTCCTGCATCATGGCTGTCCTGCGCATCACCTATGGTGGCGGCACGCGGCGCCAGATGCTGGTCGAGGGTGCTATCTGCGGCGGCCTGACGCTGACGATCATCAGCGGCCTGGACTTCTTCGGTCTGCCCCAGAGCATGGCCACCTTCGCAGGCGGCTGGGTTGGCTTCCTGGGCGTGGAGAAGATCCGGTCAATTGCTGACCGGGTGACTGACTTCAAGTTGCCAGGTCGCAAGGTCGATTAATCCGCGCCACGATTTGGCGCATTAGAAAACGTGGCGCGGAGATAGAGCATGGAAAAGGTTTATGAAGTTTCGGTTGATGGCGGGCACCGAATTGAGTCGGTCAATGGCGCGCGCGCATATGTCGATTGCGGCGTGCTGCATATCGAGGATGCCAGTGGTCAGAATGTTGCCATCTTCGCCGAGTTCGATTACCTGATCGCCAAGCCAGCAGAGCAAGAGTAAAGACATGACCGACAAGCAGCCCACCGACTGGGAGCGCATCGAGCAGCTCTACAGGGCTGGCGTGCTGTCAGTGCGAGAGATCGCAACAACCTGCACCGTGTCCCATGTCTCCATCCACAAGCGCGCCAAGCGTGACGGATGGACGCGAGACCTCGCAGGGAAGATCAAAGCAAAGGCTGATGCACTGGTTAACAGCCAGGTGGTTAACACCGAGGTTAACAAGGAGCGGGTGTTAACCGAGAAAGGCATCGTTGATGCAAACGCTCAGGTTATTGCCGATGTCCGGATTGCGCATCGGACTGACATTGGAAGGTCTCGCCGGCTCACCAACAAACTGCTGGATGAGCTGGAAGCGCTGACTGATGAGCAGGGCACGATCAAGGAACTGATTGCTCAACTGAAGGATGGCGATCACGACGACGGCGATGCAATGGCCGATGTCCTGAAGCTGGCCAGCAAGATGAGCGGGCTCCCGAATCGCACCAAGACTATGAAGGAATTGGCCGACACCCTGAAGACGCTCGTCATGCTTGAGCGCCAGGCATTCAATCTTGATGAGGCGGAAGGCGACAGGGCTCCAGGCAGCAATACAGGCCAGGCGCCGGTCGACTCATCGCTCATCGCCGCGCTGGTAGACAAACTGGTTGACTGATGGCTATCAAACCGATCGAGTGGGACGCGCTGAGCCACGCTGAGCGCTCCGCCTTGGTCGCGGCGGGCGAGCATAGCCCCCTGGCCTTCACGAGCCTGTGGTTTAACATCACCCAGGGCGACAGCTTCAGAACGAACTGGCACCACCACTACTTCGACTACGCCGCCCGCAAGATGCTTGCAGGTGACGCGCAGAACATCGTCGTGAACATACCGCCAGGCGGCACCAAGACCGAATTCTGGTCCGTCCACCTGCCGGTCTACACGATGGTCAAGCACCGCCGGGTGCGAATCCTCAACACCAGCTATTCCAAGAGCCTGGTCGACGAGAACAGCGAGCGCAGCCGCGCCCTGGTCAAGTCTGCTGAGTTTCGCGAGTTCTACCCCTTCGATATTGAGAAGGACAAGGTAGACGACTGGACGCTCGCCAAGGATGGGAAGCGCGTACACCAACTGTTCAGCCGCTCCAGTGGCGGACAGATCACCGGTGTCCGTGGCGGCTACATGGGCGACGAGTACAGCGGCCACATCCAGGCGGATGACTGGGACAAGATCGACGATCTGTTCAGCGAGGCAAAGCGCCGCAAATCGCACACGCGCCTGGTGAACACCTTGCGCAGCCGGAAGGCGCACAGCGGCACACCGTTCGTAGCGATCCAGCAGCGCGGCCACATCGACGACTCGACCGCGTTCCTGTTGTCGGGCGGCATGGGCCTGAAGATCGACCTGCACATCAAGATCCCGGCCCTGGTCAATCAGGACTACATCGACTCACTGCCTGACGGCATCCGCGAGCGCTGCATCAAGAGCGTGTGCGGGTCTGAGCAGGTAGACGGCTACTGGTCGTACTGGCCGGCCAAGGAAAGCGTTCATGACCTGATCGCGCTCCGCACGGCTCACCCGTACACCTTCAGCAGCCAGTACATGCAAGACCCCGACACGCTGGACGGCGGGATATTCTCGGCTGATGACTTCCAGTACTACGGCGACGTGGATGCTGGGGCGGACTTGCCGCTGCCGGAGAAGTTCGACTACCGCTTCATCACTGCGGATACCGCCCAGAAGACCAACACCTGGAATGACTGGACTGTGTTCGCGGAGTGGGGCGTCGCCGAGGGCCGCATCTACCGCGTTGGCATGAAGCGCGGGCGGATGGACGCAAAGACGCTACGCCGTGAGTTCGAGGCGTTCGTCAAAGGCGCCTGGGCCAAGAACGGGAAGGCCAACGGCATCCTGCGTCGGGTCTACGTCGAGGACAAATCAAGCGGTACCGGCCTGATCCAGGAGATGGAGAAGCGCCTGCCGCTCAAGGTTACGCCAGTTCCTCGGGACCGCGACAAGCTGACCCGCGCCCTGGACGTTCAAGGCTTCCACGCTGCCAAGCTGGTCTGCCTGCCGTACGACGACAGCCAAAACTACGAGTTCGTGTGTGAGGTCGCATCCTTCACCGCCGACGACAGCCACAAGTACGACGACCAGACAGACGTGATGATCGACGCCTTGTCCGAGGTTTACATCAAAGGCAAGCGATCGATCCGCGACCTCCTATAACCAAATTGGTGACCCCATGAGTAAGAAGGGCCAAGCGCCAGCAACCAAAAAGCTGGGCAAGGCCCTCACTCGGGCCTTGGTTGAATATAAGGCCGGCACGAAACAGACCGCCGATGGATTGGTGAACGTAGTGTCCGGCCTGGGAACCGAAAAGGCCAAGCGGTCGCACAACCAGTTCGAATACGGCTTCCTGAACAACTTCCAGCAACTCGACGCGGCCTACCAAACCAGTTGGCTTGCCCGGGCGATCGTGGACTACCCGGCCGAGGACATGACCCGCGAATGGCGCACCCTCAAGTGCGACGACGCGGACGTGATCCGGGCCGAAGAAGACCGCTTGAACCTGCCTGCAATGGTGAGCGAGGCAACAAGCTGGGCGCGCCTGTACGGTGGCGCCGGCATCCTCATGCTGACCAATCAGGACCTGACCAAGCCGCTCAGGCCGGAGAAGATCAAGAAGGGCGACCTTTACCGCCTGCTGGTGATCGATCGCTTCGACATGACGGCGATGAACATGAACCAGTCGAACATCCTGGCTGCGAACTACTTGCAGCCGGAGTTCTACACCATCTCGGCCGGCGCCCAGCAGATCCACTGGACGCACTTCGCCCGGTTCGCTGGTGCAAAGTTGCCGCGCCGCCAGCGCGCACAGACGCAGGGCTGGGGAGACTCAGAGCTGCGCAAGTGCCTCGACGACGTCATGGACATCGTAGCCAGCAAGGACGGCATTGCCGAGCTGATGCAGGAAGCGAACGTCGACATCATCCAGCGCAACGGGCTCTCCGATGAGCTGGCGAGCGATCAGGACGACGCCATCACGGCGCGTTACGCCCTGTTCAGCATGATGAAGTCCTCAATCAATCTGGCGCTGCTGGACGGTGAAGAGACCTACGACCGCAAGACCCTGGACCTGTCCGGGGTTGCGCCGGTGCTCGACACGCTCATGACATGGATCAGCGGCGCGGCGGACATCCCGCTCACCCGGCTGTTCGGCACATCCGCCAAAGGCCTCAACGCCACCGGCGAAGGGGACATGGACAACTACTTCAACTCGCTGTCCTCGAAGCGCCTGACCCAGATCGATCCAGGCCTTCGGCAGCTTGATGAGGTGATGGTGCGTTCCGCTACCGGGCAGTGGCTCGAAGACTTCAACTACGTCTGGAACCCATTCCAGCAGCCTGACGCGGTGCAAATCGCTACCGCCAACAAGGCCAAGGCCGAGACCGACATCATGTACAAGGACGCCGGCATCGTCCTGCCGAGCCAGATCATGCGACGCCTGCAGGCCGAAGAGCTCTACCAGTTCGACGACAAGAAAATCGAAGCGCTGGAGGCTGATGAGGATCTGACCATGTTCAATGACCCGCCTGAAGGTGATGACGATGACGCGCCCGTATGACTTGCCGCCGATGCGCAATCCGCTCCCCATGCCACCGGTAAAGCCGCCAAAGCAGGAATAGCTGATGGACATGATCGGCATCCAGTACAACGCCAAGCTGCAGCGGCTGGTCAAGCAGGTCAAGGCGTCGATCAGCAAGGAAATCATGCCGCTGGTTCGCCAGTTGGCGCCGGAGTACACGCAGGACGCGGTTACCACGACTGACGCCTGGTCTGACCTAATCAGCAACGCAATGTCGTTCCTGTTCAGCAAGTGGCAAAACGAAAGGGTCAGCGCTGGCGCGAGCAGGATAGCCGGCGAGTTCGTCCAGTCATCGCTGAAGAAGTCCGAGCGCGACCTGAAGAAGTCGGCCGGCATCGACGTGTACAGCGGCAACAGCGTCATGCAGGACTACCTGAAGGCCTCGGCCCAACAGAACGCCCAGCTGATCAAGTCAATCCCCGCCAAGTATCTGGAAGAGGTGCAGACGCTGGTGATGGCGAACATGCGCTCCGGTATGCGGCCTGGCTACATCGAGAAGGCGTTGCAGGAGCAGTTCGGGGTGACCCAGCGCCGCGCCAAGATGATCGCCCGCGACCAGACATCGAAGATTCAGGGCGAGCTGGCCGAGAAGCAGCAGAAGGGTGCCGGCTTCGAGTACTTCAGATGGCGTGACTCGGACGACCAGCGTGTTCGGCACCGCCATCACGAGATCGCCAACAAGGTCACCGCCTACGGCAAAGGGGTTTACCGCTGGGACAACCTTCCGCTGAGCGACAAGGGTGTCCCGATCAAGCCTGGGTCTGACTATTCCTGCCGATGCATCGCGGAGCCAGTGAGCGCCCGCGAGGTCAAGGCCAACCAAGACGCAGGCAAGACAGCGCCGGGCGTTCTTCGCTAATTCATCCATCCCGCGAGGCCGCAACATGAAATGCACGGTTTTCGACCGGGCCGGGTATCGCATTACCCAGCGAGAGTACACCGACGAGGGGTTCCTCAAGGTTCCGGGCCGGGTTGCCCGCACGGGGATTCAGGAATACCTGGCCCGCGAGCTTGGTCTCGATGGCGACCCGATGCGGGTTGTCCGCGTGTACCGGCCTGAAGATGAGGTGTTCAGCGACGCCTCGCTCGGCACCTACGACGCTTCGGACGTTACGAACAACCACCCGCATTCCTTGGTCACCGCTGCCACCTACAAGGGTGTCGCCGTCGGCGTAGTGCGCGGCCCTGGGCGCCGTGATGGCGACTTCGTGATCTGCGACCTGATCGTCAAAGACCAGAAGACCATCGACGAGATCATTGGCGGAAAGTGCGAACTGTCCGCCGGATACACCGCTGTCTACGACGAAACCCCAGGGGTGACCGAGGACGGCCAGACATACGACTACATCCAGCGCGATATCAAGATAAATCACGTCGCGATCGTAGAAAGAGCAAGGGCGGGCGCCAATGCTCGCGTTTTTGACCACACCCCGGAGAGCAACATGACC